TAAATTACTATTTATCATTTCATCCATAACTTCTAAGCAATCACCTTTATACAACTTCATTATGTAATCTGTCTAGTTCAAAGTGTAAGTGATTAATTGCTTTCTGTATATCTTGTTCAGCAGGGTTACCTTCCTTTTTACCTGCTCTTAATAAATAACTGATTGCAGTTCCTAAGTTATAGCTGTCAGGTTGAAAATCCTCAACTACTTTTCTTGCTGAGTAACCGTACTTCTTTCCTGAGTAGTAACTTGGTTCTGGTGTTGATTTGTAATCTATGTCAATTGGTGGCATATTTTCTAGGTTTTTAATTATTTTCTCGTTCTGTGTCATTATTTAAAAGTTTTAAAAGTTGATGCGGTGTATATATCCTACTGTCACCGTCATAGTTTTCAAAGATACAAGTAAAGTTATCATTTTCCCAGGTCCAAAGACTTCTGACATTTTTTTTAACGTGGTTGTTCAATACCCATTTAATTGTTTTGTAAGTTCTTTTCATATCTATTGTTTTAGTTTTAAATACGCTAAGGGTTCAGAAAAAAATAAGAAAATAACCGCTTTGTTATTTAAGTTAAGTTTAGCCCTTAGCATATTCATTATATAGTTTTTTTATTCCATCAAAGCAAGTTGATATACAAGATCCGCAATTGGTTCCTGTCTGATAGTTTGTGTTAAATATAGTGTTATAAGTTTCAATCATTCTTTTTTTAGCTGCTTGGTCTTTTGCTCTACCTGTTTTTAAGTCTTTCCACATATCTAAAATTTCATCTACTATTTCCTGCGGTAAAGTTTCAGGAGCTTCTATCTCAGTTGTCTTTTGCCATTTCTTCTGACTGCATTCCATTGGAGCAAGTCTTGCCTTTATCTTCATAAAACAACCACAGTCTTTGCAAGTTCCTGTAGGTTTAAAATAATAAATACAAGATTTACAAATAGTAATCCTATCTTCATAAACTTCGTTAGGTACAAAAAACCTATTCATTTAATTCTTTTTTTAATATTTCTCTTACTTTGTCTATTGTAGTAAATAAACTGTTTCTGCTTATTCCTGTCTTACTCGCTAGACTGTCAAGTGTTTCACCTGAGTAGTAAAGCTCGAATACTTTTTTATCGTACCAAGTTTGCTGATCTAACACTTTATCAATTTCTTCTAACTTTTCCCATTTGTATTCTTCTATTACTTCAGGCATATTATAAATAGTCTGCTGCTTTCCAATAGCTACATTTGTTTCATAATAATTACTTATATGGGTGTAGTATTTTTTATACTTATAATAAAAAGGACTTCTTGCACTTGTTAAGCTTCTTCTTAATACTACTGCTCCGTATCTGATTAATCCATCTTGTCCGTCTTTTTCCCAAATACCTTTGAGTGTGTCAGGGTTCATCTGTAAGTAGTAAAGCATAAGCTCCTGGACTGCGTCATTTATAGCTTCTTCATCTTGCGTTAGACCATAACACATTTCTCTAAATTTAGAACTCAGATTTGATATTTCCTGGTAGATTTTATTCATGCTCCACTTTTAAGTTATCAATCTTATTTGCAACCTCATATACTAATTCATCTAATATTATTTTATAACTTCTGATGATAGTTGAGTTGCCTTTAGTTTCTAATCCTGCAAAGAAACCATTTGTAGCTACTGATACGTTTATAGGTATAATCATTAGCCAATCATAGTAATTGTTTCCTTTCTCTTTTGTTCCGTATTCATTATGATATTCTATAATAGTATCTACTACATCTAAATAATTATTGTATCTTGATTTTGTGCTTACATCTTTTGAGAACTCCTTACACATCATTAAATAGGTTTCTATAATGTTCTTGTGTTCTTCACTTGAGTAAATCGGTTCTATCATACGCCAAAGATAAAAAAATTGTTACTCAATTCCTTTTTCTTTTTTTAACTTATCAACAAGCGATTTGTAATAACTTATCTTTTCTTCATATTCTATCCTAGAAATCTTTAAAGTTGTTCTAGCTAAGTATTGTAATTCTTCAGCAGTACCTTCTCCATATTTACCATCTAAGTTTAAACCAAACTTAAATTGTTCACCTTGTCCAAATAAATTATCAGCAGCAGACTGCGGTTGTACATTTGTTTCACACCATCTTGTTGATAGATGTCTTCTTGACATAAAATGACCTGCGTGTATTTTTTTATAATGATAAACCCTTCCTGAAGTAAAGCATTGTACCATTCCGTATTCGTTAGCTTCTCTAAGTCTTATGTAAAGACTGAACCATTTGTCAAGTTCTTTTTTTAATTTACTGACTGTCTTCTTCATAGTTCTTTGCAGAATACTTTTGTGTTAGTTTGTTTTTCTATATTCCAGTTATCAACTTCTTTATGTGTGTTAAACCATATTTTAGCTGAAGCTGTACTAGGACTTATTCTGTCTAATAATTGTACAAACATATATTCTGTTACAACTTTTTTAGGGTTAGTATGAGAATTATAGTTTACCATTAAATACTTTGCATAGTGAGGTATATACTTTACATCTATTTTTCGTTCACCTATAAATATATCAGCTTCAACTTCAGGTTCAGTACCTAATATACTTAATGCTTTAAAGTCATCACCTATAGCAGTAAAATAGTGTTGAGCAATTAACTCAGCTAAAACTCCCTGAATATTATATTGTTTAGTTTTATCGCCTACATAATAATCTTTATCCTTATAGTTTTTATGCATACCTTTTGTTCTGTCTGTAGATATGTCTTTAGCTATACGGTGTAAGATGTAAGGGTAAGTGATTTCTCTCATAAAGACAATAATATTTCTTTACATAATTCAGAAGGCACTATACTTCTTTCATAATTATTTTTTAATCCCTGAGTTCCTGTTCTTGATCCTCTTGGTGCAGGTTGATGATGACAATTAGTATTCCCATTGAAACATATTGCTCTTGGCTTCCACCCATTCACATTAAATAAAGAATAAATATGATTACTCCAAATATCCGTTGGCTTGGCTCTTATATCACCATAAGTACAATACCACACAGTTGTCTTAGGTATTCCTAACATAAAATACATTTTTCTTAATGATCCTCTAGGGTTTTCAATAAAATATTTGCAATCAAATTCTTTAATTAACTTTAATGTATTTAAAACTAATCTATCACTCTTTGCTGCAAAATCTGTCTTAGGTTCTTTAGTTATTTTATTTCTATGAACTCCTGTCATTACTGAATAAGTAGTGCAGGGTGGACTTGCCCATATAATATCAGGAATAAAAGGTATGTCCTCTTTAGTTAAAAATTCAATATCTTTTACTAGATCTATACCTTTAAAATTATTTATATCAACTGAAAATACTTCATAGCCTAATTCATCAGCTACCTTTCCTATTGACCTACTACCTGCAAATAATTCTAAAACTTTCATTCTTTTTCAAACTTAGTACAAAATATTGCTTCTAAAATACAAAGTAGAATTATTATTCCCCATACGATTGTTAATATCTTCATTTTATTATCAATTCATATTCATTACTTTTATATTCCTGACAACTAAACAAATATTTCATTGGTTCTTTTTGGTGTGTTTTAAAAGACCTATAACCATCAGCACCATCACTTTTAATTTCAATAGTGCCATATCCTTTCCAATAAGGATTTTTGTCAACTTCAACTATTATTTGTTTTATATTTCTTATGTCCATTATTTAATTAATTTTATTGGTTCTTGATACCATAAGGTTTTTCCTTTTGGCTTTCCTAATGTGTGAACTTCATAGTACGCATTGTCAATTAGTTTCTTTTGAGCATAAGTCCATTTGTAGAATGTTCTGATATTTAAAAAGGGTTCGTCCTTTCCAAACCTTACACCCTGTCTAAATGCGTCCTGAACTTGGTTAAAGGTCATATTGCCGAAACGCTTTTCTATTATTAAGTCCTCAGCAAACACTCTGCTTAACTGTGCTAAAGTTTTACCGTCTGTATTATGACCTATTTCTATTTTAGTTTTATTAAGTAAATCATAAACCTTTTCAGTAAGATCTTTTAAGTTTTCTTGTTTTAATAGTTTCATAAATATTCTTTTCCTTTTAAGTATTCATTTAATTGCATATCTATTTTTGACATTGTTTTTGTTTTAGGTTTATCCCATTTCTTTTGATTGTTCGCCCAGGTCTTCAGCCTTCTTTTTGTTTCCCAAGTTTTGTTTAATTCATATTTCATTTTTGTATTAGACTTATTAGGTTCTGTCCAAT